TACCAGCAGCAGTTCCTTTTGAGTGAAGCGTTGTTATGTTAGCCCCTAAAGAAGAAATAGCAGATGCATTAAAGCCTACATCACCATTAGATTTGATTCTAAACCTCTCTGCCGCCGCAGCACCTCCTGACATCAATTTTACAACCATATCAAAATCTTCCCTTGTGGCTGCAACATCAGTAGTGACTGAATCAATTATCATGCCAGTCTCGGTATTTGATGCGGATGTCTCAGTATTAAATGTTATTCCTGCACCAATTCCTGCGGCTGGTGTTCCTGAAGTAGTATGCTCAATAGTAAGATAACTTACCGTACTTGTGAGTGCTGTGGTTTTATTTATAAAAACTTCGCCATCAGCATTTAAATCTAATTGTCCATCTGTACTAGAGTTTAAAAAGATATCAGAATCTCGAAAAATTAATTTGTTCAAAGTAGCATTCCTTGATCCATCAACTATTTCTGTACCACCAATCTGAATCGTTCCAACATTTATATCTTTAGCTCCCCCATCTAACCCAGAAATAATATTTGTTATATTCCCATTCAACCGAGCTGCCGTTAAAACATCTCCAGTACTGTAACTATAAAACTGTGTAATAAATGCCATTTTTTACTCCTCTCTTTGCAATTCAATTGCAGCTCTTCTTGTTAAACCTGTTACTAGTGGTTTTCCTACAGAACCTTTTGATAATGTTCCTCTTTTTAAAAGTGCCTTTGGAACTGTTCCTGCCGCAAATTCTACAATAGCAGGTGTTAATCCCCCTTTTAAGGACCTTATTAAATCTATTTCATCATCTATACTATTTTTGATTACATCATCGGTAATATTTTTAATCTCTGGAATAATATTATCTAACTCTTTTAAAGTACGAAAAGCATCTCTATTTCCCTCACGCGTAATAGTAATTAATTTTTTAGTCGCACTATCTTTAGTTCTAAATGAGGATTTAAATAATGGATTTTTCTGAAATTGTTTTATAAAAGAATAATCTGATTTTAGTTCACGAAGATTCTCATTTTGAAATAGCTCGTCAGTCACAGAAAATATTTTTTCATTTAATTCACCACGAAGGGATAAGGCCTGTCTTTCACCTTCACTTAACACCTCATTTGGATTTAAATTTTTAGTATATATTCTTTGAAATTCTTTTGAATTGTCAATCTCCTTCAATTTATCAAATGCATTCTCAATTTTAGGATTTTTAACAAGATCATCTAATTCTTCTGTTACTACGTTAATCGCATCATTTCCTATATCTCTTTTAGCTATATTTGCACGACTGGCTATTGCTGAATCAGATACATCATCAACATTAATTTTTAAATTAGTAAGGCCAGCCTTCTTTTTAGCTTCACCAATTAATTTTCCTGTATTTTTTAACTTATTATCAACAGCTTCAAATAATTCTGATCCTAAATCGTCAAATGTCTTTGATGATTTAGTTAATAAATCAGGTCTTTCTACAACCTCATCAATTATTTCTTGCCGAAAACGCTTTGAAAAAGCTGGCCCGAAACTTGCTTTACCAATAGCCTTGGGGATTAAACCAACATCTATTAAATCTGCTGTCTTTTTGCTTAAAACTTTACCTGCACCCGCTGGAAGACCTCCTAATGCAACTCTTAAGGCTAGGTCTGTTCCAGCTGCCTTTCCTCCCGCTTTTAATGCTTCGAGGATAGGTTTTTCGTCTATTAAGGCTTCTCCCGTTTCTGCTACAAATTCAGTGATAGGGCTTACAGGCGTAAACCCTGCAACAAATCTAGCAGCTTTTAAGGCCCCAAAAGATGTTGCGGCCCTACCAAATAAACGTTTCTCACCTCTTAACTCTGGCTCCGAAGGAATATCAGATTGAGGGGAAGCTCCCTCAAACTCTGAAAGCAAAGGGATGTCTTCTAACTCACTAATCTCGTCTTCGTTTAAAAAAGTTACCATTTTTATATCCTCGCAGGCCTTCCATTAATAAATACGATCGTTCCCTTGGGTAAATTAGCTGCTTTTGCCTCTTGAACGCTATTAAATTCATTTGATGAATCATCGGAATCTAATTCAATTCTTCTTAATGAATTGTTGACTAAATTCTCAGCTTGTTCTTGTGTCAAAGCTGGATTAGAAAGAGATTCTAAGACAGACATTTTAATGTCTCTTTCGCCGGGTGAGTCTGTTGCTTTTGGTAATATCCTATTTGATCTGGCAATATCTTGATCTGTTAGTGTTCCTTTTTCTCTAAATATCTGACGCGCAACTAAGGATCCTGTTGCCGCCGTAAAGTCGTCTAACGCACTCGCGGCAGGATCTTTTCCAAACAAGGCTTTCCCTTTTCTTGCAAATCCAGAAAGTCTTCCTTTAGGAGGAACGGCTTTTTGTAATTTATCTAATGTTTTAAAAGTTCCTTGAAAACCTTCTTTTGCCTCAGTGGTTAATGCTTTTTCTTTAGCCTTTGTTTTAGCCTCTATTATGGCCTGAGCTTCAGATAATTTAACTTCAAAAGATTTCTCCTTTAATTTCCTAAAAAACTTTTTTTCTCCTCCTATTGTCTGTTCAGTAATTCCTGCGCCTGGGCCACTTACCTGTTCAAAATTCTTAAGTATATCTAACTCTTTCTTTTCTGCTGCTTCACCTCTTGAAGCTTTTAAAGATTGAAATTGACTCAATAAATCTGCTCCTTGGCTAATCGCTGTTTGTCCTCTTTCAGCGGCGGGCCCTGACTCTCCAGATAATAAGCTACCAGCTCCTTTACCTAGTTTTGAGCCTATTGCAGCTCCTTGTGGTCCTCCAACAATAAAACCACCAGCGGCACCTAATACCGTTCCTACTGTTTCGAACAATCCTTTTTTCTTAGCTCCGCGCTCTAAATCTCTTTGCCTAGACTCTTCTGCCTTCCTTAATGTTTCTGACAATATAAACTTTTGTTCTGTATCTCGCTGAGACAATGCCTCGCTAAGACCCAAACTCTGTATTAAATTCATTCCTGATAATTCTGCTAAGGTTGCCATTTTAACGATTCTCCTTTAACCCTATAATTGGCGAATGGAAAACTTCTGCACCTGCGAACATTCCATTCGTAAATTTTGCCGCTCTTACCGGATCCTGAATAAACAACTCAATGCTGTTCACCTCTGTACGACCGCGTCCCTCTTCTTTAAATATTCTACCTTTGCTATCCTCAAAATGTGTTCCAAAAATAAGTTCCCCTTGGGCTGTTCCTATAGCATTTCTTATCTTTGTATACTCTTCTACGCTTAAGCCGGAAGAGGCTGCTAATCTTTGCAAATCTCTTTCATCCTCTGTTGTAAGCACAGCATCTTCACCAAGTAGCTCTGCCATAATATCTGGAACATCATCTTGATTTATATTTCCTTCCAACGCTAATGCCAAAACACGCTCTCTCTTATCATCTTCTCTTAACCTAGCTTCTCTTTCCTCTTCGAAAGTTCTTTCTTTTCGAGCCTCAATTGCAGCAAGTCTTTCTTTTTCATGATTAAATACTTGCTGAAATAATTTGTCTTTTATAGATTCCTCTCTAGTGAACCTTCTTCCCAATAAATTCTCTTCAGCTTCAAACTCCTGAATTGCAGCTTGTCTGTCACCAGCGAATTCTTCTTTTAATCTGACAATATCTTCTTCCTTATCAAATCCAAGAGAAGTTAATTCCTGTCTAGACTCTCTTTCCAAAGCACTTTCACCTGCTACAAAATCCCTTTCTCTCGCTTGTTCCTCAAATCCAGCTTCTGATAATTCTCTTTTCTGAGCTCTTTCAAGTTCACTCTCACCGGCTACAAAACCCCTTTCTCTGGCCTGCTCCTCGAATCCAGCTTCTGCTAATGATGTTTGTTGAACTCTTCCTAATTCACTTTCACCTGCTGCAAATTCTCTTGCTCTTGCCTGTTCTGCAAAACCTGCCTCTGCTAATTTTTCTCGTGATTGTCTTTCTTTTGCCGCTTCTGATGCTCTAAAAGCCTGATCAATTGCTGTTTGTCCTAACGATGTAGCTATTTGACCTGCGATTTGAGATTCCTGTCTTGCCCTTGGCTCTAAAACGCCTTTTCTAAATTGCTCTTGTCCAGTTCCACCAAAGAAAGCGCCTCTTTTTGCAAGCGATTCAGTAGTTTGAGTTAATTGCTCTCCCAAAGATTCTCTTAAGGGTGCGACTGCCGTTTGAAAGGCTTGTTTTCCTAAAGCTTGCTGTTGTTCACTCAAAAATGGTTTATTAAATTGTTCTTCAGTTTTGTTTAAATCACCCATAATTTATCTCCTTATCTTTGTTTTATGACTCTGTAATAGACGATCATTTTTAGTACCCTTGTAAACTCATTAGCGCTTGAGTTTCCGAATTCCGCACCAAAATAATGGCCGCTAACATTTAAGCTATAGGTTGCTGAACTGGGCCCTACAAAGCCAACTTGTGCAGTTCCTGCTTGTCCTGTTCCTACTATTCCTCCAGAAATATTTGAAGTCATATAAGAGAATTCTCTTCCTGCACCTTCGGTGGGTAAATCTGTTCCTAATTTATAGGCATTAAATATTAAGTTTATGTTCCAGTTTTCTGTGTCGCCTGAAAAATATATTTGATTTATTCTCTTATATGTCCCTTCGCCATCTATTGGATGCCAAGCCAATATTGACTTAGATACAATTGCTGAGGAATCGTCATTATTTACAGAGTCATTCAAAGTCTCATGGACTTCTCCTTCAACACCTTTTGCACCATATAATTTTTCCTGGGTTCCTGATGTTTGTATTGCAAAAAAGTTATAATCAAAGCCTGTAAATTCTCCCCAGTAAGGCTGAGGTTGAGGTATATTTTGATGTTTATTGAATTTAGTTACGTCTGCAAAATACGTTAAATCGTTAGCAACTGTCGAAGACGTATTACTATCAAATGAAAGTATGTATTTATCTTTAAATGTAATCGCGTAGGCTTCATCTCTATTACTCAAATCAACAAATTCATTTAAATCATCTGCGATATCTTCTGAAACAATTGGTGAACCTGATTCGCCTAAACTATATTCTCCTGAAGAAAAAGTTACATTTGGACCTAACAATCTTATAGAATTATCTGTAGATAAATAAAATATTCCTATACGTGTTCTTTTGACTGTATAAGGACTTTGAGTGCCGCTTGCTGCATCAGTCCTTAAAACAACCCAATTTACTGTAGGAACGGGATCTGAGGCATTAGGCAAGACATAAACACCATACTCTTTAAATATAAATAGTGCATCTCCCCATACTTCTAAAGATTGAATATTGCCATCAATACCTGGCGCTATTTCAATTGTATTAACTGAAGTGTTCCAAGTATCAAAAGCAAGTGCTTCAGTAAAATAAAGGGTATCTCTATTATTAATTGCAAAAAGACGATTCTTATGTAATTTTAGATATGTTGCATCAGTAGGAGAACCTGTCACACTTGATCCTGCTGGTGTATTTCCTGTAACTTTTATAATCGAATCGTTGCCATTAGCTCCATATAATGATCTTCCCGCCTCAAATCCAGCGCCTTCCCATACGGTTCTCTTGTCTGCAGTTAAAGTTAAGCTAAGATCATTCCAGCCAGAATCATAGTAATATGCGGTTGTATCTTGATTCGTTACTAAAAAGTTACTACCATCCGGTGAAGTATAATTCGCCAAACTAAATATGGGGTCATCTCCTCCCGAAGGATTTTCAGTTAATTTAGCCCCGCCACCCCGTTCTGCTAAACCACCGTTAGTCTCATAGAGATAGTTTTCGTTTTTAGAGAGTTGCCCAGGAATTGCACTTAATACATCTCTTGATTTGTTGATCCCTCTAAAGTTTTTTATCGTAATATAATTAAAGTTTCCCATGACATCCTAACTACTAAAAAATATATTTGGATTTCTAAAAGAGGTAAAAGAATTAAAAATATATGGATCTAACCTAATTTCTGCTTCGTCATTTGTATCAAGACTCATTTTAAGTTGACTTCTTTCAAATTCAGCTTGTTGAAAGAATTTTTGTTGGTTAATTGTGTCATCTTCTCTTTGGTAATAGAGAATACATGCTTCATAAACGATTAATAGATCATAATCTACAGGCAATTCTATCGAATCGGAATCTTGTGCGAGAGTTGTTGGGAAACCAACGCCATAAAATTTAATTGCATCTGTTGCAGTTCTTGCAAAATGGACATCAGTTACAATAGATGTTCCTCTCACAGAATAAAAATCAGGGTCTCCAACATCTGTTGTATCAAAGAATCTATTAGCGAAAGGGACTTCTATCAATGCATCGAATTCTTTATATCTAAGACGTTTAAAAGCGCCCCCTGAATCTGAATAATACACTTTATCCGGTACAAAAATAGCAGATGGAATAGATACAGTATTTGTGTTCACTGTTATATCAGCATTTGTAGGTGTTGCTGACATATATTCTCTTGGCCGGTCTCTTCTCGTTATTCTTCTAATAGAAGTATTAATATAATTATTAAGAAGAGTAGATGTAACAGGTGTAGAGGATGTGCTTGTCTGCCCTACATTAATCTGATTTTCCATTAGTGTTCTTATAGTTAAAAGTGTACTGCCCATTATTCATTTCCTCCTTTAAAAGTACTAATTATCAATCAATAGAATGTCAAAAGCGCCAGAAATACCCATATTATTAGTATCTGTATCTGCTTTGATTACTATGTCACTTTTTTCATTCAGCGAGTTATTAGGAAGTGGGTACCCTCTCATAAATGAGCTTGTACCCGTTGTTGTAATTGCAGCTTCTTCTTTCACTTGAAAAATCTCATTAAAAGGTCGAATCATCAATCTTAAAACAGAACTTGCACTTTGCTTCTTATTTGAAGAGCCATACCAATTAATTAAATATCCAGTTTTTCCATTTGGTATTGTGTAAGCACAAATCATTGTCTGGTTGTAGCCAATGGGAAGGACACAAAACACGTTTGCAGTTGTTGTTTTTTGTCTCATTGTAAGTGTGCCTGCATTTACGCCCCCACTTCCTGCTGTACGAACAATAGCTCTTGGCATTCGAATATATGTATTAACAGTGTCAACCGCAGTTACGCCATTAAGAGTAACGGTTTCATTTTGCTCATCATAATTTGAATCTAAGCCAAAGACTTCAACTGTTCTTGCTCCTGTTCCGGCTGAAGTATCATTAGCATCAGAGGAAAACACTTCTACTGTTTCTGCTGCCGTTGCGTCAAAACCAGTGTACTCTGCCCCTCCATTCCAAAGGGCTTCAAATCCAGAAGCAATGTCTATATCATCATTTCTACCAAATTTATGGACGCTACTTACACCTGTAATATTCCCTCTTACTGCTTCCAAATAATATTCTTCAGGAGACATATACACTTTACCTTTATCGTCTGTAATCAGTGGTTGATAATCGCCGTCAGTGCCAGCGAGTGTGGAGGGTGTGTCATTTCTTACTGTTAATGTTTGTATGCCTTGATCGCCAGTAGTATGAGCTGAGTCTTCTGAATGTGATAAGGCGGCTAATGTATCTTCAGTCGCAGGATTAATTACAGTGCCAGAACTATTTTTTATTCCAAAAACACTATAAATTCGCTTCATTATCTCCATTAAACTACTCTCAGTTCGTATTTAGTATCTGCTACCCATGTAATCTTAATTTTATCTATAGAAAGTGACCTTAAATCATCAGATGCACCAGCAGGAAGATATATATCATCATTAAATGTTGTCCCATCTGAACTCACTGCATATATGAGATCTCCTGCACCAAAATTATCAATAAATCCATCTATGCCCCCTCTTACAAGCGTAGTCTTGATATCATGCGTGACAGGAGAATCTCCCGTCACAAAGCTGGTATCATATGCAGAAAATATCTTATCTTTCGGTATTTGATATTGATTTTGTAAAGTCATTAATTATTCAATTAATTCACATCTAGACTTATAATTTGCTATTTCTTTTTTTTCATCAGCAGATGAGTTAGAAGTCCAAGGATCTAATGTTTCTAATTCAGATATAAGTGTTTTAAGCTTCGAAGCATATGAAGCAAAACATACTTTAATCTTATTATATTTATCCCAACATGCAATTGTTTTTAAATCTTCTGTATCCCTTAAATCTTCTATAGTCATTTTTTTCTCCTTTATTAGCTAACTACGGCTATTTTTCTTGATGTTCCACCGGAATCTTTCATTGTGATATATCCAGTCACTGTTTCTGCCCCAATACTTGTATGAGTCCCAAAATTTATAACACCTCCTGAATCGATCGTTAAATACGTTGTATTTCCTACACCCATTTCTAATGACCCTGAAAAATTATTATGAATTGTTGAGACGTCTGATGCAGCTTGAAATATTTTTAATCCACTACTATCAGTATTTGAATTCTTAATTGAAAGGGTTCCATTTCCCATTGTCAGTGTTGTTTCTGGTGTGGAGTCATTTATTCCAACTCTATCATTTCCAGCATCCACAAATAATGTGTCTGTGTCAACATAAAAATCAAGGCCTGACCCCACATACACTTCAGAAGCGGAAAGTCTAAACGCCGCCGTTCCTCCAGCTACGAAGTTCATATAATCCGAACTGTGGTCATAGTAAATCTGTCCAATAATTGCGCTATCAGTATCTGCAAATGCAATAGTTGTTCCCGCGCTCACTCCAGTTAGGAATGTAAGACCACACTGGCCGCTGTGCTCAACAACTAAATCATCAGCTCCAACAGCCGGACTAATCGCGCCTGCTGAACCCGAAAAAATATGAAAAGGGCCATCAGGAGATGTTGTTCCTATTCCTACTCGATCCAATGATGCATCAACAAATAATGTGTCTATATCTACTAAAAAATCTCCATCCTCAGTAAGCGTCATTCCTGTTACGCAATCTGAAGTAGACCCTGTTCCCTGCTTTGTCTTAAAATGAAGCGCACCTTGTGAATTATTCCCCGTTCTTTCATGCGTAATTGCTGCGCCAGGCGTACTTGCTGAGCCACCAGCCGAAGTTCTAAGCAAAAAACACAGTCCTATTTCATCTCCTGTGGCTCCATCGTCTGTAAAAAGACCTAAGTTATATTGATCAACGATAGCTGAATCTACAGCATCAACCGTAGTCCCTTTTACCCATAATTGGTTAGATGGCGAATCATCATTTATACCCACACGGCTATTTCCAGCATCCACATAAAGTGTATTGGAATCCATTGAAACAGCCGTTGTCGAAAGGGAAAGAATACTGGCGGTTCCCTCACCATCGGAAAGTGCTCTTAATGTTCCGTCAATACCTGAATTGCTATTTGAGACCTGCAATAAATCTTTATATGTACTTGCTGGTGTTTTACCTGTTAATGCTGCCATATTTTATGCTCCCCACTCTTCCCATTTTGGATCTGTAACTTGTTCCCAATTAAGCTCAGTTTGTTGTTCCCAAGTACCCAAAGAAAGAATTAGTTTTATGTTGTTTAATAGGATATTTCCTATTTTTGCTAAATTCGGTTTATAACTAATCATGCGTCTTGAATAATACTCATTACAACCGTTATATCTGACGCTGCGTAGGTTCCAGCTCCTCTACTTACAAGACACGCATAAATACCATCCGCATAAGTTGTAGGGATTGTCATGGCTTGAGAAACTGTAGCGCTATTATCTGAGAAGTCGTAATAAGAACTAAACTTTTCAATATGAGAAATTGTCTTTAAATCAGTATCATTTATATCTAAAGCAGCATTATCAGTAAAAGTGGTATTTGACGGATTAGTGGGAAAAATAACTAGATCTACTTCTATATCTTGTTTTGCAAGATCTGAAATCATTATAGATTGAATAATACAATTTTGATTTTTAGAAATTTCACCTGATTTAAATTTCATCAGGGTTCCCATAAGATCACCAGATGCATATGCACTTGTGGTCAGAGTCGGTGTCTGAGACATTCTTAATATAGTTGGTTTTGGATTGTCTGCCATTGAATACTCCTGTTGAAAGAGTAGGCAGTTTCACATTTCAAAGGCTCAATAAAACAAAAAAAAGAGAGCAACAGTCAAAGTCCAACTGCCTAACTCTCCTTTGTGGTTTAAGTAGGTTTTTACTTATTTAAGTATAACACACTATTATATTTTAACCAAAAAGTCCAAGAGTTTTTTTGCCTCTTTTTCTATATTAAATATCTCTCTCGCTTTTAAGTATAAATTCTTAAACGCCTTTTTCTTATTTTTCTTATTTTTCTTAATTATTTCAATGGTCTTTTTTAATTCTATATTCCATTTATCATATTGATCTACATAAAAAATATCCTTTAGCCCTTTATACGCTTCAAGTTTAGATGCTATTACAGGAACATCAATACTTGCCCACTCCAACCACTTAATTGCTGATTTACATCTATTAAATGAGCTATCTCTTAGCGGCACTAAAGCTAGATCTAGGTTCATATCTGTTAACTTCTGAGCATAAACACTTGGATGCCAGTTAACTTGCTTGAAATCTATTTGTTCATGATATCTAAGATAATCAGGTCTAAAGCCTCCATAACGAATAATTAATTTAAGATTTTTATCATTTTCTATAATCGGTAGTAAACCTCTAAATGCAAGCTCAAGATCTTCATCATGACCACCACCACCAACATAACCTATTCTTAGATCTTTACTCTTTTTAGGTCTATTTTTTATTTCCCAGTTTCCGTGATCAATACAATTAGGTGCGATATGTATAGGCTTGTCTTTCCCTACAATTGATCTTATAGAGTCAGCTAAATAAGGTGTAGTGGTTATGATTGCGTCAGACATTATACAATGATATGCCGCGTCTCTGAGGTGATGTTTAAACTTATATGGTGTGGAAATAGAAACGTCACCTATAGAATCATCTACTTCAGCTATAATCTTCACCTTAGGATATTTTTTTCTTAGTATTTCTATTTGATCTAATGCTTCTTTGTATTGTATTTTCTGAAATATTATAAAATCAAACATCTGAAAAGTGGCTTCAAGTTTCTGTCTAATTAGCTCACCTATTTCATTTTCTAGATTAACAAGCTTTTCCCATGCCACATCTTTTTCAGGATCAACGAGATAGTTAACATGAACAACCCAATCTTTTTGACTTCTTACTAATGCATTTGCATAGTTTTCTATTCGCCACCAAATAACTCCCAGGTTAAGGGATGGCACATACATTATCTTTTTGAATTTAGTTTGCTTCATTAACTTCATTTACTTCTTTTTTAATTCGTTTTGAAATAAATACATTTAAATCTGGTTGATTTTCTTTTTCTTTATAAGGATTTTTGAAAATCATCAATTTACCATCTCCCATGGGCCCTGAATAATAAGGTTCACCATGTTTATCTTGTCCTACCCATAAAGAAGTTAGTTTAACCATTTCGTTGTTCATTTTGTTGCCTCCAAAGCCACCCATTGTGCTATTTTTTGTATTCTTTCAAACTCCTCCTTACTTGTAGCTATTGTCTGTATGTAACTATCAATATACGGTATTCCAATCTCTTTAACATTCTTTTCCTTAAATGGATTTATGAACATATTTCTTAACATTTCTCTAGTAAAATTAGCCTGGTGATAGTCTCCTAACTTGCCTTTCTCACACATTTCACCATCTACATTAGGGACAGTAACAAGATATTTACCTCCTTTTTTTAATACTCTATAGGCCTCTTTAACTGCTGGGATTGGATCGTAAAGATGTTCTAGAACTTCAGAGCAAATAACAACGTCAAATGTCTCGTCATCGAACCTAGAAAGGTCTTCTGCCTCACCCTGTTCTGCAAACACACCCCTTCCCTTTGCTAATTCAACTAACTCCGGGACTAGATCTATACCTTTCACACGGCATTTTCTTAAATCTCTTAAAGGGATGGAAACTGTGCCGCCATTACAACCGACATCTAATACATACGCTCCTTCAGGTGTATTCCCTAAAATCCATTGGACACGAATAGCATCAGAAGAGTTTTGAGTCCCTTTGCCTTTAGCATAGCCATCAGATCTATAATTTTCTTTGTGATCGTTTTGAGAGTCTTCTTTTGAAGTATAACGACGGGTTATGGGATCTCCCGTTGCTTCATACATTGGAAGTGTCATGCACTTAGCTCCTTATACGAAGCAATCAGATCGTCTTTAACGTCTTCTAACTTCGTCTGACAAATAAAATTGTCTGCTTCATCAAATGTTTGACTATTAAAATCAAACGGAGACGCTTCTTGACATTCATAAGTATTTCCAAAGATATTCATTATATCTTTCAATGAATATTTGTGTTCTCCAATAGCGTTTATAGTGCCCTGTTTATCTAAATTAGAAAAAACACAATCCACAAGATCTTCTACATATGTGAATTTTCTTTTTATATTGGATGGGTCGCCGTTAACTACAATGTGCTTTTGGTTTATACATTTTGTTATAAACATCTCAGGTCGACCGTATTTACCATACACTGTAAAGGGCCTAATTATTAAATGGTATTTTTGTGTTTTAGAAAATTCTTCTGCAATTTTTTTTGATAATGAATATGCCGTTTCTACATCTCCAAGCACACTAGAAGAAGAGATATATACAAGCTTGCTAAAGTTGCATTTACGTACTACTTCAGCAAATTTTAGACAATTGTTTTCAAAATAATCTAGTGAATCTCGTTTACTCCTAATCCCTGCCCATGAAGCAAAATAGATCAGGTACTTATATGAATGGTTATCATAAATATCAGCTACACTTGGATTAAGTCCTTTTTTACGTTCTTTTAACCATGCTTCTGGTGGATCACCATTAGGATTATCTAAATCATACACATCATAATCCTCTGGATTTAATCTTGAACAAAAATGGCTACCAATAAATCCATGCCCACCAACAACTAAATACTCTTTCATATCTCGACTCCATATTGTTTGTACATCTCTTTTTTGAATTTCTTTGCCTCTTTTGCGTTTCTTTTTGATCCGCCTTCAACCTTTAACATAAGCGCCTCATTACAGGCACCGAATGTATAACCGGAAGCGTGTGCGTCTAACAAAAAAAATTCATATAAATCAGAATCTATTGTTTGTTCTAGATAATGTATGTTTATTGCTACGTTACGTTTGTAAGCAACTGTAGGATGAGAAATGGGACACTTAGATTTAAAGTCCCATTCAAAGGCATCCATTTTGTATTGTTCTAATGTAGTATTAAAAGGCCTATAATGCAGTCCTGAATAAAAGATATCTTTATCCTCTTTTTCGAAAAACTCATTAATAACCTCATTCCTGTTTCTGTAATAGAAATCACAGTCACAAACTGCAATGATATCGCCTGTTGCAAGTCTATTGCCTACATTTCTTGAATGAGCCCCTCCCTTTCTTTTCTCATTCATCACTACAACAATCTGATTCCCATATTTTCCTTTCTTATGGAAATCTATAATTCTTTGACTATAATCATCACTTCCGTCATTAATTATGATTAATTCATGAAAGTTTTTCTGCTTAAGAATGCTTTCTATGCAATGCGAAAGTGATGATTGTGAGTTGTAAACTGGGAGAACATTGCTTATGGTATGCATTTTCTTATCTCCTTTTTGAATGTCTCTTCATTCATGAGTTCAGAATAATAATCATGTATTTCCTGAACTTTATCTTTTAAAGCGTTTGGGTTTTCTGACATTTCATAAATTTTGTTAAAGATTTCCTCTTTGGTATCATCGAAATGTTCGTAGATCTCTTCTTTACTTATTTTTTCAGCATATTTCAATGCTTTGTCTGGGCAACTGACTAGAGCTTGTCTTCCACAGAGCATGAACTGGATTGGAAGTTGGGGAAACCCATCATGGATACAACTTCTTACAATCATTGAGCATGAATTGATGAAGTCTGTCATATCTTCAGGTTTGATTCGTCCACAAAACTCGATGTTTTTTGATACTTCCGATTCAATATCCTGATGAACATACTTCTCAGTACCACCAAAGAACTTAAACTTAATATCAGGCATATCCCTCGCAATTTCTCTTATCAGAGGAACATTGCTATATCCTCCAGATTCTTTAAGTGTCATCATCGGACTTTCGTCTGAATAATAAACAGCAACTGTAAATTGTTCTGGCGGATTGGTAACCCATTTATATTGAGATTGGTTATAGATAGGAGTATACAAAAGTTGAGCATCAAATCCACACAACTTAAGTTCATCTTGGCCACGTTTAGAGTTCACAAACAATTTTGCATCAAGCTTATCAAATGTCTCTTTATATTTAACCAAATCATTCATTGGATGGTTATTAAGCATTTGAAATACATCTGTTCCTATAAAATGTATTATGGGTCTTCCAACACATGCATTTAAATGGTTAGCTAAAGCGCCAGATGTATTTGAATAGCAGCCAACAAGATATGTTGCTTTCCAGTTATCAAATCCATAATTTGGAGGCATAACCCTAGTTTCACTTTGATTTTGACCTACATAATCAGCTAAAAGCATTTTGGATCGTTGTATAGCCTGATAGTCCGCTCCATATGAAGTAACGACTAATTTTTTATGATCAATTTTATAGAAGTCTCTAAATACTTTTGCCTTATCTGAAAGTGTTAATCCCTTTGTTCCAGAAATACTAGCTTCAGTTGGAATTTCAGTTGTAAAGAAATATTGATTGATATATTTGCCTTTACATCCTCTTTTAGCTAATTTATAAAACAGACCCCAATCTTGGAAGTAATCAATTTCATCAAAGCCTCTTACTTGATTAAATACCCTTCTTTTTACAGGTGACATTGTAGAAATGTAGTTCATGGTCTGGAGTCTGATAGGGTCAAATTCCATTGAAGTGTAATTTTGTCTGTTATCGAACCTATAGTTTCCGTAAACAAAGTCAATTGATTTATCAGATTCAAATTGACGCATACATTCTGAAAAAACGCCGGGATATAAGCTACAATCAGCATCTATAAAGAAAAGGATATTATTAACATTCTTCGCTTCTAGATCCTGAGCACTAATCTTCTCACCGTAGTTCCTAGCAAAAGATGCGCCACTATTCTTAGATATTTCTTCAATATTTATTTTAAATCGGGTTGTACAGATTCCGTCTTTGAAAAATTTATCAAGAATTAATTGTCTGGCTTTAGGGTCCTTTCCATCAATTATAATATAAACACAGAAATCTTTACTATATTTACCGTTCTTGTCTTTTTCGAGACCATAATCTTGATCGTCTATAGAATGGATTAAACTTTCTATAGTATCGTAATTTTTGTAAAATGGGATTATTACATTTAATTTCATAGAACATATTCCTTATTTTTGAAATCATATTCATATCATCCACATTTTCATATTTATTTTCATCTTTTATGTGGCCAAGTTCCCACATGAGCCACTCATCTTCACTTTTAAAAAACTTAGCTTTTAATGTTGTCATATACTTCTAAAAATACTTCTAAGAATAAACCATTAATTTTGCCAGACTTTAAAGCCTTTTCAAATATTTCTTTTAACACCTTTAATTGATGTTTATCGAGATCTATTTCAGTTTGATTGTCTTTAACTTTTCTCAAAAGCTTAATTATTTCAACATAATCAGCAGATTGTTCTATATCCGTCCATTCAACTATATTTTTTAATTGAACAAGAAGAAAGAGTGTTTGATTTTTTAAATTATCAATTTTACTTTCAAGAGAGGCTTCATCTTCATCCTTTAATTCAATTTTTGCTTTTTTTATTTCTTCTTCAGAGAGCCATTTAATTTTCATTTTTATTTATATTCCCCATGTTATAGATTATTTGTTTCATTTTTCGTTCTGAAGAAACAAGTTTGGGTGCACTAACAAGACAATCATCATCATTCCCATTAAGGTAATTAAGGACATTATCACTCAAATCATTTTTTTCGTTATCTTGGAATTTAAAATACATGATAGGACCTTCTTTTTTGGCATTTTTTAGCTTGAACCCTTTACAGTCTAAAAATGCGGCAATACCGAGATCTTTTGTAGAATATAGTTCTTCATTATTTTTCATATTTTTTCCTCTCTCTCTTAATTTATTGCCCTATTTTGTTTTTGGAGCTACATATCCCCCAATATGTAGCTCCTTCAATGAAACAGCGTTATCTATTATAGCGCAGTTGTTATCAACCAGAGTCCAGCAGATTTATTAATAACCCGACCTACACCTGTAACTGAGAAACCAACAGTCTTTTTCATGTTAGTTGGATCACCAGTTGTTTGTGCTCCTGATTGTTTCATTGTGAATTCATAGCCATTAGAACCACCTTCACCACCAATTTGGTTACTACCATATGCTTCAGAACCAAATAGTAATGAACCATAAACGTTACCGGATGATGTGCTTAATGTGTCACCAGAAACTGGAAATCTGAAACCAAGTGTTGAATATTCTACTTCTACACCAGCGACAATACCAAGCTCAGTTGGACGACGTCTTGCACCATCTTGAGCCGTTGGTGAAATCCATCCTTTCCATCCTGGATTAGAGGTTAATGAATATCCAATTTCAGGTCTACAAATCATTTTATAATTACCTGATGGTAATGTATCAACATCTTTAGATTGTAAAACCGATACACCATGTTGCATGGTTCTCACTGTCATTGCTGATGCTGCAATAGAAACTACAGTAGAGGATTGTGATAACCTAGTTTTATTATGATAAAGTGGAAATCCATCTGATCGTCTAGTCCAAATTCTTGCAGTGATTCCAGAAGAATTTAACGTTCCTCCATCTATTCCCATATTATCAAACATATTTGCAGAATAAGTGGCTTTATCTGCAACAATCATACCAATATCATTTCTAATTAACTTATCAACTGTTTTAGCAGCCGTCTTAGTCATTTTATTGGCAATTTGGTCCAAGCCACGATTTCTAATTGTTAGATCTGCAAAACGTGATATTTGTACATAGCCATCTCTTTCATGAAGCGTTGCGTTAATTGTTTGCGCAGATTCATACAACTGTGTTGCTGTAAATTGGTCTGAATTATCTGCATATAACGCATCAATCTTACGATACCTAGTAAATTGGATTATGTTACCGCCGCCTTTTGGTACCATCTCACGCATAGGTGCTGATGCATACCAAACTGTATTTGGTTCAAAATCTTTTAAAGCTTTTTTAGAGTAATATGTGCCTACTGCCGGGGACAGTGACGCATGTGTACTTTGTTGATCTGTCATTTTATAATCTCCCTATTCAAATTCAAATTCTTTCTCCAGTATTAGCTATGAGCCATTTGACATATTCATCTGGATCACTTGGCTCTGGTTTGCCCTTAAGGGAATTATTAGAAGAAGTATTAGCACCTCCAGTAGTAGTAGACGCGTCTTTTTTCCTTTTAATTAAACCCTCTTTAGAAGTTGATGGTTTAAGGGATTCTTTTGATTTAGAAAGTTCCGGTAGTATGCGTCTACTGTATGCTGAAACCCATCCTTTAGAACTTAAAGTAGATTCTTTTCCTTTAGATTTAATTTCATCTAAAAGCTTTTTTTCTAAATTAACTTTAAGATCTGGATCGGTAATAGACATTGTATCTGCAATACTTTTCCAAACTTGTTCATTTTCGTCAGAATATCTTTCCTGTTGCTTCTGATTATTTATTCTTTCATTTTCATTTCTTTGTTCTAGTATCTTTACTACACGAGTATCAATTATATTAAGATCATCTTTATCGTAATCTTTATAAATATCATCTTCTTTTTCTTTGGTTTTGTTATCAGTATTTATCTTCTTAATTTCATTTAATTCCGTTCTCATTTCATCTTGTGATTTTCTAAAATTATGTATCTCATTTTCTTGCCTAGAGGCATTTTTATTGTTGTTAGATATAATTTCTAATAGTTCATCTCTGCTCTTACCTTTTGTGAATGGTGATTCATTAGAAGTTTCATCTTCTTTAGATTCTTCGGTTTCTTCTTGAACTTCTTCTTTTGTATCCTCGTTAGCTCCATCAGTTTCTTCAGGTTCACTTTGAGATTCAGTATCCATTTCAGTTTTTACACCTTCAACGTCATCTAAATGTTTAGAAAGTTCATCAAAGTCCATCGAATCAATATCAATGTCTTCCTTGACTTCATTCGTCATATTAATCTCCTATATGTTTTCTTTTATTCTCCATAAACGGCTTTGTCATTTACATCTTTATTAATAAGTAATTTCTCATCTGCTATATAGGATCCATATGATTTTTTTACATTTTCATTTTTTAATATTGATTCAAGCTTATCTTCAACGACATCTACTACTTTTTGATTTGTTCCTACTTTGTATTTTTCAGATAATTGTTTTCTGCTAGACATAAAACCATCATTGAATCCATAACGATCAAAGATATCTGTTACATAAAAGCCATCTACCTTTTTACCGGTAAGTTCAACATAAGCTTTTTCGATATGTTTGATAGGAACATTAAATCTTTTCGCACATCTCACCTTACACTTTTCAATATGTGTTTTAGGGATCAGTTCTTCTGGATCAAAAGCCAATGTTTTTTTTCTAGTTTTAGCTGTCTTTTTTGGTTTAATTTCATCTTTAACATCTACTTTTTCTTGATATACGTCATCAACTAATTTATCTGTCATTTTCATCTCCTAATGTGTGATTAAATATTTGTCTTATATATTTAGCCGTTTGTCTTTGCGTTGCTAAACGGCCAATTGTTCTTTCGAATGTTACATCTGAAAGAACAGCTTCATCTATTTGTTCATGTAATCCGTTTACATATTCATCTATAATTTCATTTATTTGTTCTTTATTTAAAACTTTCGCAAATTGGCTCATTGTACTTTTTGACCTGTTGACCTTTCGATAACCGCTTCAGATTGCATTTCAACGATCTTAGACTCTGTATCTATCTCTACCTTACTCAGATAGTCTTCTTTACCCTCTTGTCGTTGTTGCTGACGTGCACCTTCATTTTGTTGAACTGCTTGCTGCTCTGCTTGTTGTTCTTCTTGGAAAATCTCTTGTACAACCTCTTCTTCCAAGAATATGTCTTGTGCATCATCTTTAATTCCAAACGAACGTAACATCTTATCTGAGATCACTTGCCAGTTAAGTCTTCTAGCTATTGGTGGTATAGATTGCGCAAAATTTAGGAAGTTCACATAACCGTTCTGATGAGCCAATTCGTTCGAGAGTTCTAGATTTCCGAGGATTTTCACATTAAAGTCAAACATTAACTCTTTCATATCAGATTCAGCGGTAATGCCGGATTTCTGTATATCTTTTTCATCCCAGACAATTAAAAGGTCTTCACTAGTTTTAAATGTCAAATTTCTCTCGAAGATCATTTCAAAGAAAGGTTTAAGCTCTTCTTCTATCGTGTTGTCGATAATATCGTTTAAGGGCATATCATTTTGTTGGATTACAGCTAAGGTGCCTCTAGCTGTTTCCGGGATTAATCGGCTATCTGTTGTTCCTTCTTGTACTGGAGATAATGACCATAATTGATCTAGATCTCTTTGAATGACTTGACCAGCCTCAGCAGCAATACTTCCTAGATACGGGTTAAGTATTGGCTGAAGACCATTTTGTCCAATCCCTTTAATAACCTTATTAGGACCCCATACCTTGTCCCACTTAACCTGTTTAGAAGTGTCTTCATACCACATATTAGAAATGCTACGCGTTTTTGCGTCTACTGCCTGCGCTCTAGTGGCATTAAGCTCTTTTAATAGGTTATCACCAGCAATGACATTAGATTGTCCATATAATCGGTTAGGAACCGGCTCATACCTTCCTACAATGAAAGGACGAACATATTTTTTATGTTTAAATGGCGTAGGACCGAATCGTATGACAACTCTTCCATTAGCGATAGTGCATACACATTCTTTCTCTTTGCCATTAATTACATACTTGCCATAACATTCATCTATTTGAACAAAGCCAGTTTTTTTAGATTCTTTTAAGTTTTTCTGGAATATTTGGGTTTGAGTTATATTAAACCCCATTAATTGTAGATAATCTTCTTGTTCTTCAGTAAGGGCAGACCCTGTTGACTCGATGAGATCAAGGTTATGATAAATGCCAACTTCTTTAGCCTTTTCTTCTTGACCTACAATTTCACCTGTTTCAGGGTCGATTAGGTCAAAGACTTCCGTTTCTTTTCTTTTCTTATTCTTTCGAAGTTCTTCCATGGAAATAACAGATGAATGGATACAAGCTTGTGAATCGTTAATATTATATTTTGAAACATCGGAATAGAACTCTTCTAAAACCATAGGTCTAAAATATGTATTATCTTTAATAATAACTTCTTCAGCTTCTTCCCCTTCAAAGAAATCTATTTCTTTAGTTTCAAATTCCTGTGTGATTTTTGCTACAGCAGTCCCTTCAATTGATTTACATTTAACAAATCGTTTAAAGTTCTCTTTGAATTCTATTTCATCTAATTGGTGAGCGAATATAAATTTATTCCAAAGATCGACTACATTTTCGTTAACTTCTCCAATCTTTTTATCTTCTAATCGTCCGAAAGGCTCTACGTTAAATAGTATTCTATTAATACGAGCAGTAACGCCATTAACTTTCCATTTCATTATGGGAGAATTGATTTTTGCTCGGCCTTGATAAACGGTCTCTAACCTATCTTCATCAAGATATACAGCTGCACGAGCTTGTTCCCAACGATATTCGTAGGGTTGTCTTTGATCTTGATATTTCTGTTTTAGACTCAAGAAATAGTCTGAAATATCTTTTTCGTCGTTAAATTGTTGAAATTTGTCTGTTGCCAAAAATGTACCTCAATAGAAAATTGATCATATACATTTTAATTTACATTTTAATTTACATATTAATGTGGCTTTTATATATTTTAGTGCCCCAACTGCTTCCGAAGAACTCAGCTGGGACGAATATATTTGGTTATATATACTATAACATAGCAAAAAGGGTTATGAAAGCATAAAAACACTTCAAATATTCAGATAAAGACCTTTCAGTTAAGCAAAGCAGTGTTGTTTTTGCATTATTTTTCTATGATGATTAGCATGAACTTTATCAGTAAGACTGATATATTCCATTGTATTGTTAATATTCACATGGCCTAATCGTGCTTGGATATAGTCTATTGAAAGCTCAGCTTCTAGCAGATGTACTGCTATTGAGTGTCTTAGGACATGGAATCCAGAGTTTTTATATGAATCTGATTTTGAAGAGTCACTAATCCATTCAGGAAGTCTAGCTTTTCTGGCATAGGATTTCATTAGTTGATAGAGCATATTCCTTCCGATTGGCTGGTTCTTTCTGCTAATGAATAAGGGCGCTTCAATATCATATTTATCTTCACGTGTTTCAAGGTATTTAAAGAGACACTTTTTCCTTTTATCATCTAAGCTTTGAGTATACTCTAAGCCTCTCTTTACTCTTGGTATATATATTGACCTTTTAGAAGCAGATATATTTCCAATTTTTAGTAGCCCTATCTCTGATGCTCTAAGGCCAAAGAAATAAGCAATATTAAATATAGCTAAATCCCTAATACTGCCTTCCTTTTCAATCGTCTTGAATAGCTTAGAGGTCTGTTCTAAAGTTAAGAATTTATATCTTTTTTTCATGCTACTAACATTTCATACTTAGATTTTCTATTTCTTATTAATATTCTGAAATATGGACATTTTCCCTTTATCGACAAATCTTTTTCATCATGCCCTTTTCTAAACTTAACTATCTCAAACTGTTCGGGGTTGTATTTATGGAGAAATGTTATTGGGACTCCCATATATCCTTGATAGTCCTGCGGTATGTCTTTCGTCTTGTTTATATTAATCCCATCATAATTATCATATCTAGGATACGCATCTTCATTCCCTATATAACTATTCGATAGATTAAGATGTTCATTTCGATTAAAGTTATTTAAATTTGTCAGCCACAGGCAATTGTTCGGAGAAACAATCCTATTTCCATCATCGTCAATCCTTGCTTCTGTACCAAAAAGCTCATAATGTTCAGGAACAATAAATCCAGATACCCCTCTACCAAGATTAACACCTAACCATGCTTTGTTTTCCTTAATTAACTTAAAGATTTCTTTGTATGTAATAGCATTAACATTACCAATGCTAAGAAACATTTTTCTATTTGCTATAAGTTGTTGTATATATTCACGAAATAATGAAAATGGAGGGTTGGTGACTATAATATCTGACCTAGTTAATACATCGGCGCATTCATCGCTTCTAAAATCTCCATCACCTTTTAATAATCGAGTCTTGGTATTATTCCCGTTGTACTCAAAAAACTTTCCTTGACCATTTTCAATATAGCAAGTTGATATTAGTTTTTTTATACCCAAACTCTTAAAGTTATCTTTGAAATATTTAACAAAATTACTCACTTCCCAATCGTCACAATTGCAGTAAATTATCTTACCTTTAAAGAGCTGTTTATAGTGTTGCAATTCGCTTTCTATGTCGCAAAGTTGTGTATAAAACTCATCGTTTTTTGATTTTTTTGCAGTATGTAGTAAAGTGTTTGTCGCGTTTCTTGCCATTACGCCACCGTATGTATTTTCATTCTAATTTTCACTAATCAGCAACTTCTCGAGCTTTTTTAAGGAAATGGCAATACTCTCTTTTAATATCGATTTTATAATCTTTTTTTGGGATAACAATAGTCCCATGTGCATCCTTAGAAGCAGAACCATCAAGTTTCTGATGTTTCAATTCAACATCTTGATTACATCTTAGGTAAACTTGCCCGTTATCATCTTTAAATAGTTCCGTCTTATCAGCTTCTAAGCAGTGTGCATGTCCTGATATTTCCCCATAAGCAAGAACAGAGAACCTATCTGTATAAGGCATTTTATTTGCATTCTTAGGAATTTCATCTATCTCTTTTACTATAACGTCACCGTGTCCATATAATTTTTTCATCATTTCGCTCCTTATGTATGTATTACTTTTTCATAGTCTTCATTTTCTCTTAATTCAGACCATTTAATAGCTTCATCGATCGTTTTAACTTCAGGATCTAGCCCCTCACAATGAATAAGCCCTTTTACAGAAGGGTTTTTCATAAGTAAATAAGGAGCATATTCTGAATCTCCAATTAAAGAATGTAAGTCTAAAAGTTTATAGCCATCAACATCCCATTTATCTTCTATTACTTTAGCATGTTCTGAGCTAGCTAACCTCTCAGCGCCATATCTTTTAAAAGCAAGCGCACGAACATCAATATTTTCTATTTTCATTATCTTTTTTAGATCAAGTTTCTCATAAGGCGTTTCTGCAACCCATTGAGGAACTTCAACATCCCAAAGAGAGTAAGATCTAGCACCTCTTTTTCCTCTATATTTAATAGCAGGCCCAAGCTCAGCATGTAACATATAGGTATTATGGTCTTCAATAACATGAACTTCTTCCGGTTTTTCTTGCATAAAACATATATGTTCATATGCAGACCACCATCCACAGTTGTGAGACACATTCAATACGGGAAGTATTTTGTCGCTTAAATCAATATTTAACACTTCAGTAGCATATTCATAAAATGCAAAGTAATGTGCGTCATGACAACCATATATGAACGAGGGCACATAAAACTTTGCTTTTTCCTTATAACATTTATCAACAAATTCATTCATTAATTCTAATTGAGGCTCTTTAGCAAATTTAAGATCATAATCTTTATCATTTTTCTCTTTTCCCTCAATGAAATTAATTTGATAAGTAGATTCTATAGGATCATTAGCCCATATAAACAACTTAGGAGGCTCCAAACCAGCTATTTTATAGGATTCATTAACCCAATGCTCCGCCTTTTCCCTGTCGCAAGGATCAGTACTATTACCAATTGACACCCACTTTTCAACGTACTCAGGTATTTTTTTCTCTTGCTCCTCTGTTAATTCTTCTAATTCCATCAATTATTACCAACCTTCTTCTTAGTATACAGAATATTGGGTAAATAAAATTTATCCCATTTTGTCTTCCAAACTGGAGCACAAGCTGTCTCACAAACTTGATCCCTAACTTGATCACTAACTTGATCCCTAACTTGATCACAAGTTTGATTCCATACTTGATAAGACATGCGCAACATGCGAACCCTAAAATTCCCACAATATGGATCCCAAACTGGATCCCAAATTTGCTTCATAACTTTCTTCATAATCTAACCCTTTCATATACCATTATCGAACATATAGCTTTGCTGTTGTTTATTTCATATCGATCCTTTAATTACTTCGTCTTAGGGATATTGTGAATATAAACCTGAGCATCCACAATCGCAGCTCTCCCAATTAATAGGATGTGATCTGGCAAAAAGGCCTCAACCTCTGAATTTTCCAAAGTTTCAACTCCATTTAGTAGTGCTTCGTGAAACCTACCCGTGTCTGCTACCCACACTGCTTTTTCAAGAACTAATTCATGTTCATGAACGGTAATTAATTTACCAATATATGTAAAAGTTACTGTGCGAATTATTATGTTTTTTCCTATCTCATAGGAGTGTGTTGCTTGCCTCTCGACGCAGCTCGCTGCTCTTGAATGACTTTCGTTTTTTAGCGAAGCTAACTCTGCTTCGCGTTCTTTCATATGTTCCTCTTTCTCTAATCCTGTCATATCTTTTATATCCATTTTTATTTCTCCTTTTTTTAACTTTTTTTAACTTTCCATGACCCTGACCATGACCCTGACCATGACCCTGACCTTGACCATGGCCCTAACCTTGACCATGACCCTGACCATGACCCTGACCTTGACCATGGCCCTAACCTTGACCATGACCATGACCATGACCATGACCATGACCTTGACCATGACCATGACGATGACCTTGACCAGGACCTTGACCTTGACCCTGATCCTGACCTTGACCAGGACCATGACCCTGAAGAGTCGTAAGTAGCATAGTTAAGCGGTATCATTTTTATTTCCTTTCGTATCGTCTTTTATCTTTAATAATCTCAATGTTTTGGTGGTCAAGCCCAGGACTCGAACCTGGGAATTAACATGTATCAGGTCAGGCTTTTGACACCCTCCGACTCATTTACAGACTCAATTTCACTTTTAGCATCTACCATTCCGCCACATGACCATAAATAATTTATTTCTCGAGCAACCTACATTAACAAGAGAGCGTAGGATATCTTAACATTATAGGTTATTGCACACAACAGTTATTAAGTTATATTCAACCCCAATCATAAATCAAGCACAAGCAAAACTCTCGTAATGCTGTTATGATACAAAACAAATAGGTTTTTCGAGAGAAAATAATGGAGGATAATTAATATGTCCTATTTTAGCGGTTTTCTTGTTTTTTTAATGGTTAGGGTAGGGAACGTAATAAAAAGGCTCCAATATGATGGTATCATTATGTTATGAACAACTTAAACGATAATATATTTAATGAAGAAAGTGGAAAAAGATTGGTGGTTGGACGCGTGGCGTTTGATGTCTATTTTAGAGTTCTTATTCTTTATAAAACACTTAAGTTCATTAAAACACGTAGTAGGGACGAATATGAAACCTATTTATTTGAATATTAAAACAGATGAAAAACCTAAATAGGAAAGTTTATGCTTTATTTAGAACTCCAGATATGTTATCTGTTAATTTAGGGCATAATATTCTTGCATTAGATAAATTGGCTGCATATGTTAGAAGGAGAGTTAAGGGTATTATTGAAGGGAGGGTTATATGAAAACATATTTTAGTTTTGACTTAGAAAATGAAGACAGTAGTGATAAATATGACTACAAAATAATGCTACAAGCAAATAAAATGTTTAGATTATTATCTGATATTGATGATGAGTTAAGAAACATATACAAACATCAAATACCAGGAACATACAATTACATGGGAAAAGATTTAAATGATTTACATGATTTTTGTTTTGAAATTAGGAAGCATATTCATGATGAAGTTGATTTGGACCTTTAAATTAGTTTATAATGAAAGGCCCTTTAGTCCTTCTAGCTACCATAATCGCTAGAAGGACTTTTTTTTGTTCAGTAGCTCAGTGGTAGAGCGTTCAACCGATAATTGAATGGTCGTTAGTTCGATTCTAACCTTAACAACCAATTTACTTAAAATATAGGCAAGCTATCTTAACTTGTTAATCCTATTAGATTTTCCTTTAATATTTTAACTCTTTTGTTTAATGTCTTTGAATTAAATGCTTTTAAATATTTGTTAAACTTATTCCAGTTAATTTTATGATAAATTTCATCCATATTTAATCTTAATTCCGTCATGTCATATTTATCTCTTATGTTTTTTTTCAAATACAAAAAGTCTAAAAGCGCTTTCTCAGGACAAGCAAATATATAATTAATTTCATTAAGACACAATAACTCGTATCCATACATTAAGTCTTTCTTAATATTATAATATTGGAAAGTAGCAATTTCAGATTCAAATAAATTTGTTTTCTCTGTAGTCACAGATGTAATTGTATAAACACCTTCAGGTATAAATGAATAATACGATAAAGCAAATTCCATTGATACATAAGAATGCTTATATATCTTATTCGAAATTAGACACAAGTACTCTTCATTTAATTTTTTATCACTAAAAACATAGAATCCATTCCTTATTTTTTTTATATGACCTTTTTTTGACCAACGGTTTAATTGTTTTCTATCAAATTTTTCATTTACTTTATATATCTCAGACAAACTTATTAATGGGTCATTTTTAAATTGCTGATAGAAATCAAAAAACTTCATTTAAGTATTTTATATAATAAACTGGCGGAGAGTAAAGCTCCCATCTCAATATTATTCCCGAACTTAAAAATGGACGGTAAAAACTTAGTATTTGAACTCAGAAAACCGTTTGATATGTTTGTGAAGAATGAAGATCATCCTGTATGGCTGGGCATGGTGAGCCAGATACGAACTAAATATCCGAGTGAAATTCGATTTTTCCGAGAAATTGTTGAGTCTTCTCACGTTAATAACTTGATATTGAAGGTAGCTTATAATGTTTGGCTTGCCGTTTAACCTCACGAAGCCCTTCCCTGCGAACTTGTAAGAAATCCTTACAAGTTGCTTTTTCGGTTAATTCTTCTTCGTCGTAAAGGCAGCACTAGCAATGGAAGTTGGGTTATAAGATTTGGACTAGTAGAAAACTGTGGTCTACAAGTAGACTATGTTTTTTCTGCCTTAACTTTAAGTTCTTTGCACCAAGTATAAAAAGTGTTCCACGTAGGAAACTTTTCTTTTTTATAGAGCTTAAAAGCATGTTCCATATCTTCACGATCAATACTGTGTTCATATGAAAACTTATGCATCGCATCATCCGATGCGTTCATCAGCTCCGTAAGTTTTTCATGAATATTTTTTGAACCATATCGAGGACATCCTCGAAATGGTCATTTTCGTTTTGATTACTAATCGATTTATCAAATTTAACTAAATTATCTTTTTTTTTCATATTTAATAACCCATAAGATCATAAAGAGCTTCATCTTGTTGTTGTTCTACTTCAGTTCCTAAATCATTCTTAAGTTTAATACATTCATACTTTAATATATCCATAAAGTGATCGTCCTTCTTCATTGGCTTATTTTTCATCTCTGATCTTTCTTCTATCTTGGCACTACTAAAGCTATCCCATGAGTACCTATTAAACTCCCATATTACACCTTTACAATTATTAAATACATACAACTTAGGCATTCTCTTTATCTCGCCCTCTTTGTTCTTAACTACCTTCAATCGCTTCTTCACCGATTCAATCCCTACAGCATTGTCCTTTGTACATAATATCGTTTCTATTCCACAGTTAAAGAACTCCATTCTTACGGTATGGACATTCTCCCTATCTTCGTCAGGATGTGAACTTATTATGTCGGGCTTCATAGACGATGTATCTATCTGAGTGAAATCAGGGATTACCTTTCCTCTCTTATGTTTAATCAACAAGGCATAATCTCTAATTATCATACATTCATAAGGTGCTTTTAATTCATCTACTACATAGACATGATCCAATTCCCTATCATATAAGAACCGAACCCAATGATGAGGTGTTCTTTCGTGAGGATCTATCCCTTCATGAATACTATACCTAGAATTATTTCCTCTTAATAAGGCTTTATAATCAAAGGGCTCAACAATATGGACGGGTCGGAACTCTTTGTATATTAACCCTTCTTTAAGATGTGGTTTACCATATACCCTTGATTGTATTTCGTCTGGATCCACCGTTTCTAGGTACGTATCCTTACTATCTTGGTTAATGAAAGGGTTATCTAGGATTGAAAGCAATGTTGTCTCTATTTGTGCATTATTTGATTCCCATAGGAAATTAACTAATCTTGTGAATCCCATTAAAGAAGTGAATGTAAATATTATTATTCCATTCCTATCTGTAGTTCTTGCTAGAATCTCTTGAAAGAAATCCCAATGACACTCCTCATCTAACCATGCTACATCCAGGTCCATACCCTGAACAGACTCTCTCCCTTGTTCATATGACCTAAATATAGCAGTAGAACCGTTATTCATTTCTATTATATTGTTCTTATATCCCCTTACAGGGTTATAGTCACCATATTTAGTCTCACTTACTCGTAGAAGCTTACTTATTTTCCCTTGTTGTACCTGAACTGAAAGAGAATAATTAACTGTAGCGCAAAGAATTCTGCTCCTTTTCTTTTTCTCTAATATTTCTGCTACAACTCCTGCTCCTAATTCCGTTTTACCAGATCTGTTCCCTCCAAAAACAACGTATATCTTTTTCCCTTTTCCAATTTCAATTCTATCTAGGATCTTTGTTCTAAACTCATTTTGGAGTGGATACAAGTCCCACCGCATAAATGAGAGCCTGTTTTCATCTTGGCATTTTGAGAGTTGGTTTAACTTGTCCCTAACATAAATTAGGTTCATATACTTCTTGCGAAGCGCTATGTATTGATCTCGAGGAATTGTTTTTTTTGCCATAGTTTAAAATGAATAGTTTTATTGGTTTCATATTCATTTTAATTTTAATTTCTATGTAAAAGTTACGCGGCTAGCATATCCAAATATTTAAACCTGCTCGAAAAGCTTAAAAACTAGCCGCATATAAGTATTATATCATGACGATATTTGATCGAGTATGTATAAGTGGCCCCGAGTAGCTTTTAAGTAAGGTTTATACATTTAAAAAAAAGTTTATGCTTCGGATTATTTATCTTTCCCTTTAACATAATAAAGAACAAAACGCGATTCATGTCTCGAGACTTGTTATATAAATAAGTATCGACTTCCTGATTTACACTAGAAGCGTATTCATATCTAATCTGGTATTTAATGTTGTTATTTATCGTATCATTTAGATTATTCATTATTTAAATACCGTTATCATAAAGTCATCATCTAGGTAATCTGCTCTGAAAGTACATCTTTTGAAATGATAAAAACAATATCTTATCAATTCACTGTTAATAAACGTTCTTCTGATACTATTTACATAATAATCACCTTCAATATCGACATTATAACTAATGGAGAACCCTTTTCGGCATAAATCTCCCATTTGATTTAAAACTTTGTATAGTTCCTCAATTATGTAATATGGTTTGTCTTTGCCATCACCTAAATAATTAAAGGAGCCAGCACAAACTCCATAATCATGTTTGACATTATACTGCTCAAGGGATTTGTTAATAAACGTCTTATCTGGATAAAGCTTTTTAGCTTCTTCTATCATTCGAGGGTGCATATCTATTCCTGTATACTCACCTAACACCTTATCTGAAAGAGCGCCTACCCCACAACCAACATCAAGAATAGTGTAGTCTCTATCATTAACATTTTTAAGAAGTTCACGTAATAGTTCGAAATGAATTAGGTTCTGCTTCTCTTTTGTACTCCAGCCTACAGCCATGGATGAAGTGGGATGATATTTATCTATAAAATGAGTATAAAAATCTATTATATTTTGTTCTTCCCCACTCATTAAAAAACTCCTTTTTGATCTCTTCAGTAAATTCTTTTTTAGAGTAAATTCCTTTCCTTTTAAGCACTTTCTTTCTAATAACACCTAAATCAACATGTGTATTATTGAAGATATAACAATCGTATTCATAAAACATAAAATCAATCATGTCTTCGCTACCATATGGATCGTAGAAATATGGCCTTACCCATGAATGAATTTTAATACCCTCTTTATTCCATAAAAAGACTTTCTAATCTTGCATGTTTTTTCTCTTTAAAATATACACCTCGCCATTATATAGTGTTATTTTACATTTCCAATAATCTATAGACTCTACCATATCAATGTCAGTTTTATGTCTCTCGAATATATAGTCATCACAATAAATAACAAAATCATCCCTTTCTCGCTTATTCCATAAACTATAGTCCAATTCATTAGGGGTTACGCAATTTATGTAATCATCGTAATCATCACCTGGGAAAACATATCCATAAATACTTGATAGTGGAAGTAAGACAATTAAAACAATTCTAGCTATCATATTCTTTTGTTTATCCATTTAATCCTAACTCCTTAATCTTTTTCTTAATCTCATCTGTCAAATCATCTAAGTCCTCAAGTTTCAATGACTTCTCAGTAACTATAGTCTCCTTATCCGTCCATCCCATGTTCTTCAAGGCAAATATAGCTCCAGATGTATACTGACCTCTTAGTGCTAACTCATATCCATTTTCTACTACCAAACGTCCCCTTTTTATTATGTCCGTGTATTCAGGATGCTTTTCATATTCATACAATTGCGTTCTACTAGAAAACCCTAAAGCTAAAGCATATCCAGTAATCGTATAGTTTATATTGTCCTTAAAATACTTTTCTGAATTCTTAGAAATACTATCAACTGTATATTTCTTAGGTTGTCCTGGCCCTCTTTTCATATATGCACCTCACTGGTTTATTCTATTATTTGTGTATCCATGTTCATTTCTCCCTATGAAACACAATAGCAAACACAAATAATACTAATGTTAAATAAAGTATTGTTGTAAATGTCATTTTAATTCACCTTTTTTAAGTAATTCATTTTTTATCTTATAGTAATATGTATGGGATATCTTCATAACATCTATTATTTCCTTTGGACCAAGACCTTTCATCCAATATTTCTTAAATTTTTCTAATTTCCTTAACTTTTGTTTCAATCTCTTATTCAACCTAAAGCTCCCTTTTCAATACGTATTCTCTACCACCAGTATATGATTTGCCTAAAACTCTCTTATTTCCATATACAACCTGGTCTCCATCAACAAATGAATTCTTATGTGCTAACAAATACTTCTTTATTATTCTACTTCCTGTCACTTCTTCATCTCCAAACACTGTTTTACTTCCATTTATATATTGACTTCCATTCGTTGAGTCATTGCCACCTATGGTTATATCACCCAAACAAATATACCCGTTACATTTAAGTCCTTTATTTAAGATAATATCTTTATGAAAAACAATAAACCCGTCAAACAAGAGATCCTCCTCTTTTAATTCTTCTTCTATATGTAAAATCGCAAGATCTAATCTCTTTTGCTCTTCCTTTATTAACTCCTTTATTTCGAACTGGAGATCACCTATATCCTCCATATTATTTTTATTAATAAGCTTTTGTATTCGTTCCATAATCTTCATAGCTGCCCCTTTTTATTTAATTCAAAACATAGTTATAAATTATTACCCTTTCTTCATAGCCAATCTTTACAAAAAGTCTTGGCGCTTTATAATTTATGTTCTGAACTATATTCTCTATCTCAATCTTTCCTATCAAATCCTCCTTTCCCATTAGTAATTCTTGAAAATAAATAGATTCATTGTCCATTCTTTATTTCCCTTCAGTATATATATACCCATAATTAATATTTATAAACATAATCTATACTATTTTATATGCTTATACCTAATTTAGTTCTTATTAAATGGACTTATATGCCAACCTTTCCCTTTCTGTTTATGTGCACTTAAATTTATTTCAGTGCATAATATTTATGTCATAGATTTCTTTAAATGTAAAGTATTTTCCATACTTATTTAGAAACAACTTCTTTTTAAGCTTGTATACATCGGTTAAAGTTTTTTTAGACCCCTTTACATCTTCGACAATCACCTCTTCACGTTGGTTATATTGAAAGTCAGCAATATATTCAACTTTCCTAACTTTTATTTTGTTTCTTTCTTCAAGTGTAAATGGATTTAATAACAAGAACTTAGGTTGTAACTCCAAATTAGATATAAGCCCTCTCTTCTGCATATCAAGCAGGATAATATATCTATTCGCTTCTTTTTGTGAATCAAATGACTTACCTTTAAACGTTACCCTTCTATTCCCATATTTCCTTTTGAATTTGAGCTTAAGGTATTTGTTTTTTATGTCACTTAATACTATTTTCAATATTTTTCTAATAACCTCGTTTAAATTAATAACCTCGTTTAAATTAATAGCTTTTGTTGCTAATTCCGTCTTATGACTTAGATAAACCATGATTTCCTCCAATGAGTTTAATTCATAACTTCATCTTCATATTCATCTTCATTTAAATCTCTTTCTAATACAAAACCGTTGTTAAATCCTCCTTTCATCCAAACTGGATATTTGCTATCACTTAAATTACTACAAGGACAAATAAATGTATTTGTGTACCTACCTTTCACAGCAAAAATAACACCTTTTGAACTTAATTCACACAGACCATGCTCACATGGACTTAAATCCACTTTTTTAACAACTGCGCTGTCATTGCCTTTCTCAGACCTATAACGCCTCCAATACTCCTTTTCAATGGCCTCTGGAGAGATATCTACCCTGTATGGATCCTTTGATTTGAAACTTTCAAAGGTTTCTATAAGAATTCCATCATCCTTGATATTGGCCTTAAATTTAGCTGCTTGATGTTCAATATACTCACTAGTATAACGCGTCTTGCCAAAGAATTCTGAAAGGTCTTTGTAGGCTGTTAAATAACATTCTATGCTCATTTCGCCGTCCTTTTTTTATCTTCGATTATTTTTAATTTGATCTTGTTAAGCTTGTCTTTTGTTGACGCCCTTTCTTGAATGTTTGGATTTTCTTTCAATGCAGCGCTTAACGCCCAATTTTCTATTGCAGACTTATCGTCCGCATAATAATTTGGCTTATGTCCCTTTTGTTTCTTCCACAAAGACACTTTTGTTATTGCTAATCCTGTTAGATTGTCCCCAAGTGAAATTAGAAGCTCACAATAATCATCATCAGTTAAAAGAACATTATCTAGAAATATATTTTTTTTAATTTTCCCCTTATGTATATATATATTATTAATATTATTTAATTTAGTATTATTTACTTTACTTTGTGTACTTTCTGGACCAGTCTGTTCCGGAAATGAGGGTTTAGGTGTGGTTTCTGTTCCGGAAACCCTAGTTTCTGTGACAGAAACCCCTAATTTTTCTGATATATCAAATTTCGTCGGTATATCTCTTTCTCTTTTTTTGTAGACCGGTTCTAGGGTATTTACGAAGCCTTGGTACCAAATTATCTTCTGGCCCCATAATTCCCGATCTATCTTGTTCCAGGAACTCAACTTACCTAGCATTTCTGTGACAGAAACCTCATTACAGCATAGTTTCTGTTCCAGAAACTCTATACTCATTGGGTCTCTTGCATCGTAAAAGTGACCATCTTCGTTAGCTAGTAGTTGAAGCAGCTTATAGAAAAATGCATAACCTACTGAACCGTATTTTGCTTGTAACATCTCACAGGTTTTGGATGTATGTGAAAACATTGGAAAATAGTCAACTGTATTTGTTTTTGGACGTGCCATTATAAAGCCCCTTTCATGTATAAATTTGGTATCACTTTAAGCTTTTTCAACTGAGTGAGGATTTTTACATAATGGACACATTTTTGGCTTTCGAGCCTTTCTGGGATACCAACTGTGTTTACATGACGGCCTATTACATTTATATTTTTGCATTATCTGCCCCTTTAAATAATTTTTTCATCAACTCTTCAAAATTAAAGATATTCTCTTCTTTTTGCATCACAAGGCAGATCACACTACTTACAAACATAATACTTAGTAGTTCTACCAGCGACCTTTATTTCGTGATTACAACACTTACTCATTACGCCTTTATATCTATTCATTTATCTTCCCTTTTTTCTTTCTATAATATTCTTTTTGATACGCTTTTATCTTTTCCTTATTCTTCATGTAATATTTATCTTGAGACATCTTTACTTTGTCTTTATTACTATTACGATATTCTTTTATTAAAACTTTCAATATCTCCTTATTTTTCTCATAATATTTTCTTTTCTTTTCATTCAAAATATCCATGTTTTTTTCACGATATTTTAGTTGATATTCTTTTTGGTAAGCCCTTATCTTCTTTTTGTTTTTTTTATTATATTTTTTTTGATACTCTTTAGTTGCCACCTAAACCCTCCTTTAATTTATCTGTTTTTAGTTTGATTATCCGTTTCTTTTGCCTTAGTAATATTTCTTTTTTATATTTTTGATAATATTCTCGGCTTCGCTGTTTCTCTTTAGCCTGGTTCTTCAAATAATAGGATCTTCTTCTGTCAGAGCTGACAGCACTAAGGGTTTTTAGTTTGTATGCTTTGTCTTCTCGATTCAAAGCATCAAGGGCAATATCAATTATCTCCCTATCATCTTCATTTATTCCATTTTCATCTATCATATATATCTCCCTTATTCATAATACGTAATGATTTTTGTTATTTATAATAATTAAATTTGATATTTTTATTTAATATCAGCCAACGATTGCCGAGAGTGATTTTAATAAAACATCTGCATCTTTTTGGGTGAGCAATGAAGATTTGGCTTTACCAGTAAGTTCCTTCATATATTTTTTCATCTGATTAGGGGAATACCCTAAATCTATTCTAAGTGCGTTAATCTCATGTATTTGGCTGTCTAAAGCCAATCCAGGACCAGATATCAATTCGGCCCCTTTAAGAAAATCTTGTACAATTACATTTTCTTTAGGCTTTTTTTTAGGCTTTTCTTTAGGAATCTGTGTAGCCCATTTAGGTAATTTTGGGTTTGACCAATAGATAAATTTACCAGATTTTGATCTTTGTTTATTTTGATGTGTTCCCTTTGTGTAACTGCACTCAGCAAATTCCGTTTCAAGACTATACAAATAACGGCCAATTCCATAACCTGAAGCAGCCACCCTCTTAAACGCATTAGAAATCCCACCCTTAAACGCCTCAATATCAGTCTCGGGTGAACCATCTTCTTTATATATTGTTTGTCCCTCATATGTAACTGTTAATCTACATAGGATCCCTGACTGATTTGATCTGTATTCTGTATGCCAATTATTCCATCCAAATACTGAATCTAGCCTATTTTGAATAGCCCTTGAATCAATATATGCAAGAGCCATTACCCATGGCTTACCACTGCTTGATTCACCACAGCTCTGAGTTCTCCATAAAACGTCTTCCTTATCAAATGGACACTGTAACTTATATTCTGTGGACTCTTGATCTTTTGGATACATATACATATTTTTCTCCTTATAAAAAGAAAGCAACAAACATCGCAATAAGCACGAAGATTATTGTTACTACTTTTAAAATTATATTTATAATCGTGAAATCTGGAACGGAAAACATTACTTCCAATCACCTTGGACATGATCAACAATTCCCGGTGAAACACCATAAAAATTACTATCTAATAAATATTCATCAGATTCGTTTTCAATGTCACATTTATCTTCATCTTTATCGTAATGATAACCCTCACATAAATGGCAATACGATGCTTTTTCTTCTGTATTTTCAGACTTTGTAAATACTCTTGGTGATAATGCTAGTGAATAGCCTTTGTTTAATGCCGCTAAATGATTCTGTAAAATGTCCCCCATATTATATTTCCCCCATTGATCCATAGGCGAATTATCCTTCATCTTATACATAACTAAACTCCCTTTTCTTTATTTGTATAATTTACTTATACGTATAAGTAAACTATACCACAAAAAACAGAGAAGTCAAACTTATTTAGTGGATATTTTTTTGATTGCTACTTGAAAGCTTAAAATGCTTCTTTTGAGCATATATACTTGTCTGTCTTGTAGCTTTTTTCTTATTTTCAGTATAGGGAATTTATCAATAATTTGGGTGTTAATTTTTACATTAATATTGCATATAAATTGCGTAAAATAATCTACTGCCATTGTTATAAATGGAAGCCCTATTAATGCACAAAAGAATAATCCTCCATATTGTAAAATGTTTGTTATATTTAATGTTTCCATAAAATGCTCCTTATTTTAAATAAATCTGTAAAAACCCTAAAATAGACGTAACGGCCCATATCGTCCCGTAAATCTTAACTTTTATAGGATTTATATGCTTATCTTTTAAATCACTTATCTCCTTATCAATCTTAATATATAGTAAGTTTTCTTCATCTTTTATATTCATCTTCCATTCATAAAATTCTTTTTTTGTTACATGAGTTTCTTTTGTCCATTTTTTTACTTCTTCTAGAAGAACTTTATTCTCTTTATGAATTATGTTTTTTAATTTTAAATAGTCATTATCATTTTCAATATTCATTATATAACTAATAGCTCCTCTATTCCGGTCCACTCTGCACTAACATGGGTATAACCATAAGTATCATCTTTAAGTAGTGTTATTCCTATAGCCTTAAAATATGTCTGATTTGCCTTTATTATCTTTTGAACTTCTTTATCATCAAAATCTTTTACATTGAAATCTATTGCCAGTCCTCTCTTATGAGCACTTAATTCTTCACCTATTTCACAATCCGGTGGTCTGAAACCCCTGTATTGCATCGCGCCATCATAGAACCAATCATTTATGGTAACAGTACTATTGTTGAAGTACTCTTTTATCCCTTGAGCTATTTGGGGCAATTTTGGTGATATGAAACGGATAGAAGTTGGGCCATAATCAGAAAATATATCTTCAGGAATAAATTCTTGTAAAATGAAGTTCTTCGTTAATATAAATACATTCTCCATTATGATAAGGTCACTGACTTCCATGATGAATTGTAGATATATAACTTATTGTTTGTATCATCATATACCATTGGCACGCGACCAGAATATGATGTTGGTGTCCCAGAAGGGGCCCCAGCCGTTGTTGTTGGGATATACAAAAAACCATCGGTAGCTGCATCCGCTAACTCACCTGAGCCAATTACAAAATTA